GGGCTTTTGAAGCCATCTCCCCTCAGATCGAAGAACTGGTTGGCGCGGAGTACTTCCGATCCTCCTGGATCGACCTCCTTGAGCGCCCTCCTCTTCACGAGGAGATTCCTGCTCGACTGAATGCCGTTCCAAAAACGGCGGTGAAGCCTCGATTAATTTCCATCGAGCCTTCATATAATCAGTACGTGCAGCAGGCTCTTCAGTTGCGCCTCATGGCGTTGCTTGAAGAGGGTGACTTTGCGTGTTCTTACACGTATCAGCACCATAACCAGCAGCGGGCTTTGGATGGATCGATCATGGGCCATGTGGCCACAATCGACCTATCCGAGGCCTCGGATCGGATCAGCTGGGCCTTGGTTGAAGAACTCTTCGCGTTTAACCGCGATTTCGTTCGATACCTTCGACTCAGTCGGTCTCGATTCGTAGAGCTCCCGGACGGAGACTTGGTCTCATTGAACAAGTTTGCGTCCATGGGGTCAGCCCTCACATTTCCAATTGAATGCATGGTCTTTCAGACCTTAGCAGTCACGGCAATGTGTAGGGCTCGCAACGACTTCTCCGCACCGACCATCAGGTCGTTTCGGAAGCGGTCGTCAACACTGAGCATTTATGGGGACGATATTATTATCCCCACGAGTGCGTACCCCCACGTGGTGAAGTCGCTCACATCCCTAGGGATGAAAGTGAACCACTCCAAGAGCTTCCACACAGGAAAGTTCCGAGAGTCGTGCGGTGTAGACGCCTACGACGGTCAGCTAGTTACGCCGACCTACGCAAGGGCCTACCTGCCTACATCACGGGCGAACAGCAACGAGCTTGTGAAAGCAAGCGAGTTGCGAAACCAGCTATTCGAAAAGTTCGGTTTTATCCGAACAGTTCGCTTCCTGGACTCCCTAATCGGGCGCCTGGTGAAGTACCCATCCATCCCGAGAGGGATGGACGGTATTGGACGCTGGTCAGACAATCCGGATCCTGCGAACAGTAGGTGGAATCAAAATCTCCAACGTCTCGAGTGGCGTTTACCGACACTCGTGCACATTAAGAGATCAGATCCCATCGACTCGTACAGTGCCCTTAACAAGGGGCTTCGTACGGGGCTGAACGAAGATCCA